GCGATGAGTTGATCTTTCGGTGGCATCGTGATGCCAACCTTGCGCGGATCGACGCCATCGAGCAGGGCGGAAACATCGTCCTCATCAAGGATTTCGTATTCGGACAGTGCTGCGAATCGCTTGATATCGGCACGTTCCTTGACTTCAGCAACGTGGATATCCGGGTATTCCGGGTTCACTGCATGGAAAAAGTAGCGGCGCTGATGGTTCTCGCCCATCGTAATAAGCGAGCCTTCCGGCCTCACGTTGCGCAATCTGAACCACATAAGTAAGTGTCCTCCAGAACAGTCAATTGAAAGCCCGGGACCCGAAGGTCCCGGACAGATGCCTAGCAATGGCAGTTACTAGGTTATTGCTCAGACGCCGTGCGTGGCCGCCTTGTAATACAGGGTAACGGCAACGTCGCCAGACGTGGCGCCAGTACCCGGACCAGTGCTGACTTTCAGCCCGAATGGACGGTCTTGAGTCGCATCAACCGCAACGCGCTTGATGTACTGGTTTGCCTCCCGGGCCAGGCCACCAGCTTGGCCGACGGTCGAATTGCCGAGCCATTCACCACCACCGGAGGCCGACGTGTCGATATCGGTCTTCCCGGAGTTGAGAATGCCTGCCTGCAAGACGATCGCATCCGCGCCGGTATCCAGTTCGTCACAGTCAACATCGATTGCGACCGGGACATGATCGGCCGGGATGTCGCCCATTTCGATGATGTCGTTGAGTGCCAATGCGGCAGCCAGCGAATACACCATCCGGTGCGCGACCAATTCGGCGCCGTTTGCTTGTGGCATCGGGCGGTTGCCCTTGCCCTCTTCCGTTTGAAGCAATGCCATTTCTGTTCTCCTAAGTGAAAGTTAATGCTTACCCTTTCCTGCTTTCGGCCCTCAGATCGAGGGCCAAAAACCGGAAGTGGATCACATTAGGTCGGATCGGCTGCCGCCGAATCGATCGAGATCACGCCGAAGTCCTTGGTAGTGCCTTCGATGCTGAAGTGGGTTTTCTTCAGACCGAAAATGGACGACGTGGTGATAACGACCTGGTTGCCCCGGTCTTCCGTCTCTTCGTTCCAGTCGAAACGAAGGCCGGTACCCGGAGAGCCAAAGGCGCAAACCCCGGCCTGCCGGCCAAGGAACAGCGCACGTGATGCGGCAATGTTGGAGCCTGCGCCGTAGTCACTGAAGCGAATGGTCGCTTCGTGTTCGTGCAGGACAACCCCGTTGTGGTAGCCAACGCCACCCATGAAGATCGGAGAACGATTGCCAATGGCAGTCGCCAGCGACTTCTGGATATCGAGCCATTGGCCCGTGGTGGTGTTGGTGCGCAAGTCATAGACCTGCCACGGGTGCATCAACTGCACGAAGCGGTTTTCGCCCTCAACCATGCAGGGCTGAATCCGCGGGGTGCGTTGAGTGCCGCCGCCCATGGTCTTCGCTTTGGTAACCGCTTTCTCGATCACGGTCAGATCCATCTTGTCACCGGCAACCAGCGACGCTTTTGACGTTGCCGAACCGGCATAAAGGATGTGATCGGAGTCCGGGGCCGAGAACGAATTGCCCGCAAAGCCGGTATAGCTGGTGTCGAAGATGAAATCATCGTTCACACCACGCGCACCGGACAGGTACATGAACCACAGTTCATCGAATACCCGTGCCCACCACTCTTTTTGACGTGCGCGAGCGATCTTGCGCAGGTCATGAATGGTCCGCTTGCGGGTCATCCGGCCACCCGTGTTCACGCCGCCACGCATCTGGTCGATCTTGACGGTGTCGGTGTAGAACTTCAGATCTTCTTCCTTGCCACGCAGCGTTGCATCGCCTTCGATCGGCTTCATGCGCAACTGCATAACGAGGTCGTAGGAAATGGTATCGCCAGCGTCGTTCTCCAACTGCATCAATGATTGCAGTGGAGTCTCCGCTTCAATGCCGGTACCCATGAATTTGCGGTTGAAATAGCTTGTCCGGGCGATATCAACCGCCAGGAATGCGCTATACCGCTGAATTGCCTTGGCGTCTCCGACGCCGATTACGGTCTTAGCCATGGAATGCTCCTTAGTGATTTCCACTAGGGCACTCCTGCGCCCTGCAACAACCCCGCCGATGTGCTGGCGGGAACCCTTGGGGCTATCGCCCCAATCTCAAATGTTTTGACGAGATTCCGTTTCTCGCCTGCTGCGCGTTTGATTTTACGCGCTTTATGTCAATTTTGACGTTATCGTCGGCCATGACCTGAAGGCGCGCGCGTTGGCCGCTCTTGTCTTCGAGCATGACGGAGGTATCCCCGATCATGATCGAATCCCCGGCCTTCAGTTCTACGGTCAACTTTCCCAACTGCGATTACCCTCCTTGCAAGTACAGTTCCTGTTGCTCAGGGCTGAGTTTCGCCAATTCACGCTCGCCGGCAACAATATCGCCACGGTCGAAAAGCTGTTGGATATGATCAAACTGGCTCTCCTCACCGGCTGCGGCATCATCAGCCGCCGGCATGTGGCGCAATGTGGTCGGTAATTTGCCAGTTTGTTGCCTTCCGGCGACAGCCTTACGAACGGCATCTTTCTCGTTCGGCTTGCCCTGACCGGTCTGTCCCGGCTGGCCTTCTTGCTGCGTTTCCCCAAAGGCACCGCGCATTTCCGCGCTTACGGCCTTATGCGCTTCCTTGAGTATCCATTCGCCGGACTTGTCCGCGTTCTCGTCACGGCTCGCGATCTGCTTGACCTGGGCATTGAGCGCGTCGAACAGCACAGGCGACTTGTTGTAGTCGATGCCCTCGGACTGACGTACATCCCGGAAGAACCGCTTGCACTCGTAATCCCACCGTTGCTGGATGGCCTGCTGCTCTGATTCGGTGGCGATCTCGGCCTTGGTCTGCTCTTCACGCAATTCCGTGCGCTCGGATTCGATGCGGCGATGCTCTGCCAGCATTTCGGCCATGGTCAGGTCGCCCGCTTCGTACCTTTCGATCGCGCCTTGGTAGGCTTCTTCAAAAGCGGCCATGCGCTGTTCGTAGTTCTCCGGCGCGGGAGCCCGGTAAACGTGAACGAAGGGTTCGTCATCCTCGTTGTCGGCGCCCTCGTTTCCACTTTCCTGTCCATCTTGTTGCTGTTGGCGCTCTTGGCCGGCTTGGTCGTCGGTGGGTTGTGCGCCCTGACGGTCGGCCGTTTGGCGCGCCTGGTCGTCGCCGGGTTGCTCGCCATCGTCCTCGCCGGGATCATTTTCACCCTCGGTTCCGGCCTGTGCGTCAGCGTCAGCGTTACCGGAGCCCGGGTCGTCTTCACCACTTCCGTTGCCTTCGGCGGTTGTGGTCTCATTCCCGGTATCATCGTCAGCATCGTTTCCCTCCGAATCCGATCCAAGCAATGCTTCTCTTTCCACTTCGGAGAGCCCATCGAGCTCCTGCTCGCTTACTCCGTGTTTTGGCATTTCCAACTCCTTTTTGATGCCGCAGGGCGGCGAAATGCGATCATTCGCTCAATGCGATGATCACGGCGATCTCTTCCATGCTCATGCCGAGGAATAGTTCTTCTTCCTCTGTTGCCAGGTCCGGCAATTCCAGTTGTCGTTCAATGCGTGTCGGGACCTTTTTGGCCTCAACAGGTGTTGAAGGTGCCGGTTTTGCCGGTTTTGCCGGTTTTTTCGGTTTGCGTTCGCGCGTTTCCGGAATTTGTCGGGCTTCGCGTTCGCGCCGAGCCTCGTCCAGTTCTTCGTGGTAGCGCAGGACCTGCTCGATCAGGGCCTCATCCGCTGGCTTACTGACCGGCTTGGGTTCTCGAGGCCGTTCATATGGCAACAGTCCACGCGATCCGCGCCCGCCAATGGTCGGCTCCGGCTCTGCTGCCACGCCGGAATAATCGAACGAAACCTGCGCTCCAGTGAGCGTATAGCTGCCCGGCTCGGCACCAATCAGTGGATCGAAAAGAAGGCCCGTGTCATTGCCGGTAAAGGTATATGTTCCGGCTTCTACAGAAAGAACGGTCCCGTAAACCAGTGCGGCATCGATGCCACTTAGCGAATAACTGCCGGCCTGGGCGCCTATGACTCTATCTGCAGGTAGCGATGCCTGCTGCCCTGTAATGACATACGATCCGGCTTGCGCAGAGACAACCAGATCCGCCTGCAAAAGCACGGTTTGCCCGGTCAGTGTATAGCTGCCAGCTTCA